ATTTAAGAAATTTACTTCTGTCTCTTCAATCGAGATGTTAGGTCTAGAAGCCATCTTTACATAATGAAGAGGAACCAATGGTTCTCCAAAGCCTCCAGATCCATTATCTTTGAAAACTTCAAATGTCCACCTAAACTTCCTTTTATGAAGAACGTTTGCTCCACCTAATTCACCAATACCCATATCAATCATAATTTATTCTCCTATTTATCTGCCTTAAAAGATTCGTCTTTCAAGGAATATTATTAGAAACTTTCGGCTATTTCATCGAAGCTACCTGTTCGATGAATACTAAATTCTAGGAACATGAACTCTACTGCTCTTGTTGGCTGTACGCCAATTCTGGCTCTGAATTCATTCCTATCTATGACATCTGGAGTGTTCAACTCTTCATCTGCCTTAATTATAAAGTCAGTTAAACCTCTTCCTACTTGAACTTCTTCAAGAATCTTTGTGGCAATTTGCACAAATTTATCACGGAAAATATCGTCATGAGGATCGAAAAGTAGAACTCTAGAAGCAGCTCTAATTCTCTTCTCAATGTAGAACATTAGTCTTCTGACGTTTACTCTGTCTAAAGCTGTTGGCTTTCTTTGTAGAGTTTTTTGGCCCCAAACAACAAAGTCTTGAGAATCTACGTACTGAACAATTGGATTTATTGCATTTCTGTTGCCGTACATTAAATCTCTTTCTTCTAATGTTGGGCGACTGAAAACATCCGTTATATTCGGCACTACGCCTCTCGTCTGACCAGCAGGTGCAAACCATGGGCGAGCTAAGAAGTCATTTCTAGCATAGACGGCCATTATAGATCCACTTGGTGGGATCCAAACATCTACATTATTAAATGTATCTCTAATCTTAACCCAAGGCCAGTACAGTGCAGCAAAATCAGAGTCAAATCTAGTTGTATTCAAAGGATGTGCTCCATTTTGCCATTGGACTATCTCTTTTACTGTTAATCCAAATGGTGGATCTATGATAGCCATGCAATCTGATCTTAAATTTTGACACATATCTATAAGTGCAAGAATTACACCTGTAGAAGAATGTCCAGGAACAGCTACTATATCCAGATCGATTTGTTCTGGTTCGCTCAATGCATAAATTCCTGTCATACCAAGTAAATTTCCAATCAAAAGAGAATCTTGGTCATCTGGATCCGAAGGAATTCCATCGCTACCACCAGATAGATCGTAAGTTCCATCAAGAGGTGGAGCAGGATTGTCAGTGTTATCTTCTACTCTAACAAAATCAGAAACTAAAGATAAGAATGTTTCTACATAAAATCTACTTGTTTCTTCTTTCGAAAGATTGCCCCAAGCCTCTAGTTGTACTCCATTATTGTAAACTTCCATTATGAAGTTTCCTTCTCTGATGTTGTTTCTTACAACTACTTGAGTAGCATTTCCATCAACACCAGGACTATCAGCTAATACAGTTAAAGAAACTTCGCCGGATGTATTTGAATCTCCTGAAACTAATCCTAGATCTTCTATATTTGCATCTCCTGAAACTCCTGAAGGAGTCAAACCTGTAGCTGTAACTGGAACAGTTGTAGCTGAACTGTCATCTGTTGGATCTGACAGAATTGCATCAAATCCGAGAACAGAATAAGTTGTGCTTTCTGATTTGACAATTAGTCTTGCGTCTCTACCATGATGAAGTGTTCTTAGAGATAAATTATCTCCAACTGCAACAGCTTCAAATCCTCCTGGAATGTCTCCATTTGATATGGCAGTGTTTATAGCACTTACTAAATCAGCAACTGCAACTGATGAGTTTCCGTCAAACGAAGAAAGATCTACAACTTGAACTACGTTATCAATATTTACATTGTCGGTTCCATCTAAAACCACATGCAAATCGCCGTCTGTTACACTTGACATGTTAAAAGAACCAGCTACTCCGCCAGTCATTTGTGCAACTGTCATTCCTTGTCCAAGTCCCGTTACATTTACATTTATATTGCTACCCACTACAGCACTAGTACTACCACCAGCTATTGAATCTTGCACAGAGACTATTTCTAAATTAGCACTCGGTCCAAATGAAAATGTAGTTCTTAATGCGATTTTTGGAACAACATCATTTGTTTCGTAGAATTCGATACCATCTACTTCAGAAAGCAATTGAGAATTTAAGTCTTCTGCAAGTTGAGCAGCAGAATAACCAG